ATGGTAGCGATTATTTCGTCATCGTTTAAGATCCGCACTTCTCCCCCGTCTATTTTGAATCGAGAGCCTGCGTATCTTCCGAAGATAACCCAATTTTTTTCGCTGCACCATTTACCTAAAGGGAATTTTTCTTTGTCTCTATAACAAAGATTTCCTTGTTTAAGTACAAGGCCAACAACAGTTGTTAACTGAATTGTTTCTTGGGTCTGTTCACTGAGATATAAACCACCTTTAGTCTTTGTAGGACCTGAATACGGAAGAATTAACATTCTATAACCCGTAGGTGTAGGTAACCTATCTAAAAGTGATTGATCTATTGCTTTTTCGTCTAAGACTTTTTTGACTTCAGCTTCGTCTTTGTAAGCTTTTTTCAATGTCTCAGTCCGTTTCGGTTGCTCCGTGGACTCTGTCATTTTATTGCTCCTGTTTTTTTAACAAGTCTTTTATGTCTTGTTGCAAGTCATCAAGTGACTTGATCTGTCCTCTAATATAGTAAAGGTCATTGGTATTGTCAACATCCCTGACCAAAGTTTCTTTTAGTCTTTCTCTACGCCTATGTATTAAATTTTTGATTACATCATTAGATGCTGTATCAATCGCCATTTTTCTCCATAAGTAATTTTAATTTTCCAGTCTCTTTAACTTCAAATTTAAATTGTTGCATAACCTCTTTAATCAAATCCATTTTATAGGTTATCCAATCATCGAACACAATTCTGCATCTAGGCGCTGATTTGTTAGCAAACCATACGGCTTCTGTTAAAACATCTCTTGTTGTGTGTGGGCCATCAAGCATAACAAATGCAAATTTTGAATTATCGTAGGCTCGATGTTTCATAAAATCAGTATCGGTAATGTTTTGAAAACAGAATACACCTTTATCTAAGTATGGTTTGAAATCTTTTAACATTTCATCTCTCATACTATTTGGATATGTGGGAGAGATGCCATCTTTATGCTTTATTCCACTGCCTTGATCAAAATGCTCGTACTCTCTGTCTCCATACGGATCGACACCAATATGCATAAAATAATTTTTTAAATTATCCATTGCAATTTTAGAGCTAAAACCTTTTCTTACACCAATTTCACAAGAGTAGTGTCCTTGGCAATCAAAATCTTTTGTCCACTTTTCAAATAAATCGTATTCTTCTGAATCACCTTCTATCATAAGAAGTATTTAACATTTTTAATACTCAAAGCAAGTTTATTTTTTACCGTTACGGAAAACTTGTGTGCCCTTTATACCAAAAATTGAAGCCACTACTAAAATCCAGAGGTTGGTGAACCATGACGGAAGTGACTGAAAATACTCAAAGAAGAGTTTCACTTTCTCCATAGCTGCTGGATCGTCTGACATTACAGCCCACATTAACACAATGATGGGGGCAGAAATGATAATAAGTACAAATTCATCCTTATAATCGTTTTGACGAGCTTCAAGAAGTTTACCTTGGTAAGCCTCTTCCCCTCGGGCCATTTTTTCTGCATGCATCAACTGTGCATCAGACATAGCCATTTTAGTTTTTTGTCTATTGCTGTAAATTTTGCTGCCAGCTTGTAATGCAATCTTTGCTAAACTAAACCACGCCATTTAATACCCTTTCTAATTTTTTATACTTCTCTCTACCGTTAGCATCTTCACAATAATTTTTCAATACCTCATCTATCTTCAGTTTTCTCCTAGCACTCAAATAATTATATATTTTAAAGTAAATATTAACTGCTGCTTTACCTCTAGCTCTCCATCTCCAACTATCTAAGTGATGTTTTTGCCTTGGTTTAATAAAAACTACTGATCCTACGTTAAAAAATTTATATATTCTGTCGATTACATCTTTATCTGTCATTTCAACAGATATAGAGGGGATGGAGTAATTTTTTTTAGTTTTTTCGTAGGAGATATAACCCTCGCCATCAACAATTCCAGCGAAATATGCTTCTTGATTAGATTCTCTTTTTTCTTTTATTGGAAACTGTAATACCTTGCGGGTTTGGTCCTCTTTTAGGTGGTGGTCCAAATTTTTTTCCACCACTAAGACCCTTTCTTTTTTCTCTTGCTGTTCTTTTCATATTTATTCATTAATTTTTTTCTAATTTTCTTTCTGCAATATCTAATCTCTTATCTGATTGCTCATCTTGTTGTGATAATCTATCATATTCTAAGTTTAATTTGTTTGCTTGTCTTTGATTTTCTTGTTCTTGTTTAAATTGTGTTTCCTCTGCCTTTCTTTGCATGTCCATCGCTCTTAAATCTACCTCTTGTTGTTTAATTCTTACAAGAGGATCATTTTTAGCCATGTTCGCTTGCATCTCACCTTTAACTAGTTCAGAAGTTATTTCTGCAACAGCTGTAGCAACAGCATTATCAAAAGCAATTTGAAAACTTTGTGGGTCGTTTTGTTCTAACGCAACTAAATTAGGGTCTTGTGCAAATTGTTCTCTTACTTCTTTCCTTGCTTTAAAAGAAATATGGTCTGAAACGTGTGATTGTAACAAAGCATAGACTTGAGGATTGATTTGAACCATTCTTGATTCCATAAATGCTGTGTGTGCAGCTATGTGTGCATCATGATCTTGGAATTCAAACGCTGTTAATAGTTGCATTTGTAATGCTCTAGCGTTTTCTTTTGCTGGATCCATTGGTTCAGGTTGTTTTTTAGGTGGTTTTAGTAAAGTTTCTATTTGTTTTGTGCCTAAAGCTTCATAAACTCTTCTATAAGCTTCATGAATGTTGTGTAATTGTGGATTTGAGGTAGCAATTTGTAATTGTGTCTGTGCTAAAGTCACTCTTTGTGCCATAGACATAATATTTGGATCAGCCACAGGTAAAATATCTACTCTTTCATCAAAATCTGCAGCTTTAATTTGTCTTGGACCACCATAAACATCGTAAGGATACTCAGGTGGTAAATATTCTGAACAAATTCTTGCTAAAATTTTAAATTCCATACGCATCGCATAGTAACAACGCTTATGAACACCACTCATCACTCTAGAACCTCGTTCTAATAAAGCGATAGTCGTGCCCACAGCTCTGTTTTGCGTGTCATTACCTACTGCAGTATCGGTTATTGCAGCAAATTTTTGACCTGCTTGCACTACAAAACCTAAAAGATTGAATAAAGTTGTACTTGGCTCTGAAAAAGGTAAATTAAAAAACTGATCTCTAATGTTTCCACCTGGTGCATCTACATCTCTAAACTCTCCAGGTTGTATAGGTTGGTCGTCATCTCTAACTCTAATACCTCTAGACTTAAATCCTGCTGGTAAATTCTTTAAAGTACCAGCATCAATCAATTGTCTTAAAGCTACCGTGGCAGCTCTAGATAAACCACCTATTGTGTGTATCAAACCAAAACCATAAAAACCTAGTCCTGGTAAAAATTTGTAATGAACAAAGTATTCTATTCTTGTGTAGTTTGCATCATCTACTCTGTAGTTTCTGTAGATAGATAAAACTTCACTTGAACTTTCATCTATAGTTACAATGTATGGTATTTTAATTGCTTTTTTAGTTCTATTATCAAAGTTCTCATATTCATCTAAATTTAAATCTACATGCATTTCTAAAACAGTGTGTATGTAATCTGTAAATCCTGGTTTTACTCCATCTAACTCATTAATTTTTTGTTGAAGATCTGAATCTTGTACATTAGGTTTAGGTAAATCTAGATCTCTATAAAAACCTGCAGCCATTTTTTTATTTACATCATTCTCACTCATCTTAATTACATGTGTAATTCTTCCTGCATCTTTGAGATCCGATGCATAGTATGGCACTACTAAATCTTCGGCAGGTACAAATTTAGATACGGGTCTTTGTAAAAACTCATCATAGTAAATCTTTTTAAATGTAGATCCTGACAAAGGTAAGTAATATAACATTTGATCCATGTCAGTTGTGTAATCTTCCATCTTCTCCATTAGAAGATAATTCATATATTCTTTTACACGATCAGCTTGTTGTTCGGTGTTCGGTGTACGGATACCTAGAACTTGTGTTCTTACTGGGCCATCACTTGGTAATAATTCTTTGTAGGCAGAAGCTTGGAAAGTCGTAGCACTTTCACTTAACAACGGATGGGTGACACCGGAAGCTCCTTTGAATGGTCTCGTCTGCTCATTATATTTTACACCAAGAAGATCTAAACCTTTTGTATATCCTTCTTCCCACTCTTTTCTAGATTCTTTATCTTTTTTGTATTCGCTTATTAATTCTGACCCTAAACGTTTAAGAGTTCTTTCATCCATATCTTCAGCAAGATTGGCGTTGAAATCGTCCATTGGATCTTCTTCAATAGTTTCTTCGCCCTCTATTTGAATATCAGGTGGTAGACCTTCAGGTTGTTCCTGAATCTCTTCAACTTTAGTTTCTTCTTCAATGTTTTCGGGTATTTCCTTTTCTATTGCCATAATTTAATTTATCATAAGGTTTTGAATATATCCACTACTAAGCCACCTTCAGACTTATAGAGCTTCTGTGTGTATGCCATATTAGGTTTAACTTCAATAGCAAAAGCATCAAAATACAACCTAGGATTATTTTCGTCTATAAGTTTATATCCTTTCATTGGAGCATTAGACGCTGTTTCATGGTATTCACTTATAATTTTTTTACCACCTTTTGCTTCAGGATAAGTAAAATTATCTTTCATAACTTCTTTATAAGGTTTTTTTGGATCAGATAAAGATAGTTTTATTGTGCCTGCTTTTGAATCGTTAAACTTAGCAGTTTTTTTCATGAGTTGAGGCATGACCGCAACTCCTTTTTTATCAATACCCTTACCACTTGCATAACCATAAAATCTTTCATTACCAGCTTTATACCCTTGTCTAAAATGTAATTTGTTAAATGGCATAACAGCAACAAAATCTACTTTTTCTTTTGCTGCTCTGTTTATTAAAAATTTTAATGCATAGTCTCCATACGCATCAGAATCTAATAGAGGAAAATAATCTATTTTTTTCTCATCGCCATATTGAGTTGCTCTACGAAATGTATTTCTTATTTGATCATTAATACCTCTTAAATCATCAGATAAGGCTCTTGATTTATTAAATTGATTTTTAGCCACAGCATCATCTATTTCTGCTATAAGTTTTCTTCTTGAGTTAACTAGTAAGTTAGTTTCTATTTCTTTTTGGAATGGGTTAATTCTTCTCTCTCCACTAAATGCATTTTTGGCTGTGAGATATTTAGCAATACTTTGATTAGCATCAGACTGTATTTCATGAATAACTAAAGCTTTTTTGCCGTCAGGCGTAAATCTAGTATCATATCTAACATGAAATAAATTATTCTTAAGATCATCGTAGTGACCTAAGTTTTTCATGGCTTGAGTATTTCCTAGGATAGGTTCGTCAAGAACGAACACCGTTTCTCTATAATTTTGACCACCAGGAAATGTATAACTAGTTTCATTTTGATACTTAACAGGTCTTACATTACCACCACCTTTAGACATTCTAACAAGCTCATCCACTCCCCCTAATACCCCATTTATTTGTGCTCTTGTATTTTGTGTGATTTTTTCTGATGTTCTTAAGGTTCCCAAATTGTTTCTTATACTAGCAGATATTTGTGTAACACTATTATTATCACCATTTTGTATTGCTCTTTTTAAACCCACTAACTGACGTTTAGTATCTTCGAATGCTGGAACTATTTTATTAGAAAATCGAGTAGTGAGTGATGGATTAGTTTTAGCTAAATCATCTAGTTGGCTATTTAAACCTTTGAAAATAGTTTCTGCTTTAGGTGAAAAAAACACACCACCATAATCAACTGGTTTTAATCTATTTACTGGATTCATCTTAATCATATTACCAATATCTTGTGCTGATAATTTTAAACCAAATCTTTTAGCTGCACCTATCAATCCACCTGTAATATTTCCTGCATCATCAAAAGTTGCAAGGTTAGTATCAAAAAGTTCCTCTTTGTTTATTGTAGCTTCTTTGCCAGCGTACCTAGATCCTCTATCGTATGTAAATCTTTTGGGTCCTCTTTCTATTTTTGTTGCGGGTTTGCCAAAGATTTTATAATTAATTTTTCTTGAAGAAGTTAAATGATCAATCCATTCATCAGCCGAATACTTGCCGGGTCCTTTTCTCATAACCCAATCATAAGTTGATGAGCCAAAAGCAGGTTGTGTTGTTTCACCCATCAATAGATCATCTGTAATTTTACGATCTACTTTGACAGGAAGCTGTGCATCTTGTTTAGCTAATGCTTTAGCTGTTTGTTTTTTTGCTTCAGGTTGATAAGTAATTAACTTTTGTGACTCTCCTGATACGGGGTCAGTTTTTTTCTTTTTAAGAAGTGATTGTATTCCTCGTTTTAAAAACTCTTTGAGGGCCATGAACCCTCCTAGTACATTTTAGTAGGTTTGTTTCTACCAATTTTGCATTTAACTTTAACAGACTTGCCTGCTTTCATACCAACTGGGTTTGGTCTCATCATCATGCCACCGCCCATGTAGCCACCAAGTCCTTTAACAACATCTTTCGCACGATCTCTGTTACCACCTTTTGGTGCATTTGCTAATCTTTTAATTGCTCTTTTTTCTGCTTTATCTCTAGCACTCATAAGTCTTTTCTTACCTTCTTTTCCTGCTATTGCTCCGATGTTAGCCATCATAGGTCTTTGCATCATCATGCCACCGCCCATTTTTTTAGACGGTTTTAATTTTTTTAAGCCTTTTGCTAACGCAGTTGCACCTTTAAGAAGTAATCCTGCTCTTCCTCCTAAATTAATTCTTCTCTGTAAAAAATCATCTTTTCCTAATAAATTTTTTCCTTTTCTGACTAATTTATTTGTAATTCTTTTTTTCATACCTGGACTTAATTTAGATTGAACAACGGGGAATACTCCTATTGTTCTATTAAGTTTTTTTGCTACATTTTTAGCTAAAGATTTATCAGTAACTTCTTTTAAACCTTTTAAATATTTTTTGTATTTTGTAGCTTCACCCATGCCACCTTTATCAGCTTTCATAATTTTACCTGGTTTCATTTTCTCATCTTGTAAACCCATGCCTCTGCCTTTTGCTTTTTCAGCTCTAAGCACTGCGAAATCTTTTCCATCAATTTTATTAGTTGGCGGAGCTTTAGCTGCAATTTTTGCTTGGCCACCTGTTAGAAAAGCAATTCCAGGTTTGTTTTTTGTTTTTTTAGGTTT